TGCGTATGCCATAGTCTACCCTTGTGGAAAATAACTTTGTGGTGTTATATAAACTGAAGTTCTTTGTCCATCTTCTGTTAATGCTCTTTGTAGTTCATCTTCATACAATAATTTATTTTGTTGTACCAATTGTGGGTTTTTTTTCATACTCAAGTAATAAGCCAAACCTGATACCATACAAGGTATAAATCTAAAAACAACATCAGCTTGATTAGTATAAGCTCCCACATCTTCAATTCTTTTCAAATAATAATATTTAAGATAAGTATAAGTTGAAGCATCTGGAGTTTGATACAAAGTAATAGTAGGTATTGTTTGTCTATCCACATAATATTGACTGGGTTGTCCTTGTGAACCTTTATTTGGTAAAGCACTATATTCACTTCTACTTATTTTTGTTAAAGAAACATCATTCGTTGATGAAGTAGTGCCAGTAGTTGTACTAACATAAGCCTCTAATACATCGTTAGCATTTGTTGGAGCTGTGTAAGTTGCTGTGCCTTGTGTTAACAACTGTTCTTTTAACTCAACTTTCCATAAATGTACACCTCTGTTACCCCATTCAGAAAACATAATATTTAAACTTCTTCTAGCCGATTTTAAATCTTTACCAGAGTTAGTTCTAACACCAACTCTTTCATAGGCTTCTTCTATGATGTCGTCTATATCTAAATCAAATGCTGTTGTTCCAGAAGTTGCCATACACTATCCTAAAATACACCTTTAAATTTAGTACCTTTTATAGCTATACCACCACCTCTGTTTAATTTTTTAGGTTCTTCTCCTCTAAGCATTTTAAAATCTTCAGCGTCTATTTTATTGTTCTTGTTCATATCTATTTTAGCTTGACCACCTGTCAATCTACTAATAGGTTCTCCTAATAATCCTTCTAAAGCTTGTTCTTGTTCTCTTTCAGTCATAACACCAGGTCCTAATTTTCTACCAAGACCAAAACCAGCTAAACCAGCTTTTAACATATCTCTTTGAAATTTTTTCTTTCTTCTTACTACAGCTCTGTCTCCTGTTATATTACGAGAAGGTCTATTTTTAGCTCTATCTTCTTGCATCTCTTTTTTAGTTGGTTTTCTTTTAATAAATTTATTTTCTGGTTCAATTATTGGTATAGTTCTACCATCTTTAGTTTTCATAGTTTTAGTTTTGCCACTCATTACACTACTCCTTTATAATAATCTGCTAGTCCACCTTGAACTGCAAAAGTTTTAACATTTGTTGGTTTACCACCAACACCTTGAGCTTTTGCTCTTTTTCTTTTTACTGCACTTTGTCTTTCACCTTTGGTCATTCTATTAGCTTTTGCTAGAGGAACACACTTTGGGTATTTTCTTTTTGCATCTGCTTTTTGTTTACTTCTTCCACAAGGTTTAAAGTTACCATCTTTATCTTTACTTCCAATATCCACCCACTTTTGGGCAAACCATTTTTTTAAACCACTCTTTGCCATTAGCCTAATAAATCTTTAAAGTACGATTTTGCAGAACTATTTGTTCCATATTCACCTTTTAATGAACTTCCCATAACTTCGTGTGTATCTATAAAATCACCAGTTGCGACTGGTTTAGGTCCTTTAAAATCTTTTCTTTTAACACCACTTGGGTCTTTTATTTTTCCTGCACATATCTTTGAAGCATACGCATTTGCATAGGCTGACGGATAAACCTTAAATTTTTTCTTAGCTGCTCTTTTACCTCTAGGACATAATTTTGTCATAGTATCACCTCTAAGGTAATAATACATTTAAAGTTGCTTTATGTCTACCTTCTGTATAGATGTATCTTGTTTATGTGGGAGATTGTAATGTTTGCTAGGACAAATGGAACATATGTATTCTGGTGAATATTGCTTTGTAAAAAAGTGTTTAAAGTCATCATCTGGAGCATCTACATCTAATCCCTCATATTTTAAATAAGGTTTCCAGACTGGGTCATTTAATTGTTTGTATGTTCCTAATGTGTCTTTTAGGTAAGCAATCGTGGCACACTTCCATAATTTATTCTTGTAATATTGAACATTAGGACAAACACAGTTTTCATAACTTTTGTATATATCTTTGGTGCTATGTGGATATATTTTTTTTTCTCTTTCAATAAAAGCCTTGTTCCAATTAGTCAAATATTGATCTTTATAAAAGATTCTATCGAAATCAACAAATTTATCTTGTATTAGTTTTTTGTAAAACTCAGTTATAGTTTTTTTTATATTGGCTCCTAGAGTAGTATTATTTTTCTCGTGTATACTTATATGTAGCTCTGTGCCTCTTGACATATGTTTTAAAATATTATCGTAGTTTTTTAATAAATATACCCCATTAGTGTAAAACCTTAGTCTACAGTATGAAAAAGTATCTTCTATTTTTGTCAATACCTCACTCCATCTAGGTTCTAAAAAAGTTTCTCCTCCTAATAAAGATATATGGTCTGTAATAACTATTCTCTCTTCTAATCTTTTAAAACTATCTAATAATTTATCTATATCAATTTTGCTATTTATTGAAGCAATATGACTATGGTGACTGCAACCCTCACAACGTAAGTTACAACCATTAATAACTTTTACGTTTAAAACATTACAAGCAAACTTCATCATATTAATTTAGTTTTACACGCTAATGTAATTCTCGCAACTCCTTTTTCTGTAGGAGCTAAACCTTTATGAATAATATCAGCAGGAAAAAACAATAACCTATTTTGAATAAAATCATATTTATTATTTTTAGTGCAAAAACAACCTGAATTTTTAGATAGCGTATCACTTATCATTATTAAAACTGTTCTACTACTGCCATCTCCAGTATCAGTATGCCACTCCCCATTCATATGTTGATATTGAACATTACAGTACATTCTTATCAAAGTTAAATTTATTTTTAACGTGTTGCATATATAAGTTAAAATGATTTTATTTAAAAAAATTTCGTTTCGTAAATCAACATAATAAAAAGGTGTGTCTCCCTCTTTTGAACAACCTGTCATTGTGTGAGGTAAATCTTTTAATATATGCTGATGAAGTAATTTAATCAAAGGAACAGGTAAAAAGTTATCAACTACTTTTACGTCTTTTTCTTTTTCCTGCACAATAAGCTCTTTCACTAAATCCTTTTGGTTTAGCACAATTTATACTAGCTTTTCTTTTTCTTGTCCACTTTCTTTTTTGTGGTGGTTTAGAGACTTGTTGTCTCATCTGACTTCTACCTATAGTCATACAAAAGTATACTCTACCATACCATCATCGTTTCTATCTGCTCTCTTATATTGTTTTCTGTTTTTTTCTTTATTATAAGATACGTGAACCCAACCTGAATTAAGGTCATCTTCATTATGAAACTCTAATATTAATTGATCATATTCACAATTATCTGCTATCCAATCTGCTAATTCTTTATTACCTATTCCATAAATTTCGATGTCAGCAGCTTGACCAAGTATATGTTGCGAACTGGTACTCGAACCAAGTTTGTGATTCAAAGCAACTGATCTGTAGCCAGATGATATATTAACTGGCATCAAAAAATAATCTCTTAAAGGTTGTAAAACATTTTCACATAAAGCTCTTAAATTTTCTATCACTTCTTCACTCGGTGTATTGTCTATACCATTTCTTAATGCTGTTTGTGATTTTGTAAATTCACTTAAATTAAAATTATCTGATAAATCTTCTAACATCTCCATCTCCTTCTAGCTTGTCTTAATCTAGAGTTTGGGTTTTTTGCTGCTTTGGGAAACTTTTTCATTTGACCTAAACTTCTAGCACAAAAAGATTTTCTTCTTGCTTTTTCTTTCTTCGTTAAATTTTTTTTCTTCGTAACAGCAGTCTTGAGTTTGGAACCAGGATTATCTCTACGATATTTCTCAACACCTTTTTGAGTCATTCCTGCTCCAGACTCAGTAGACCTGAAGTACTTCTTGGTCTTTGGTGGCATACCACCATTTTTGAAACCAAGAAGCTCTGCTGTGTATTTATCCATTATCAGTATCAGCCGTAATCGGTGTCACAAAGATTGTAACAGAGGTTACGTTACTAATAGTCAAGTGCATATCTGTTTTAAATAATATACCATCTAAAGGTATGTCCACTTGATATTGATCAGCAGCACTTGATGCTGGAGTAGCGATAACTAACTTTTGTGTACCACTAGCTCCACCATCTTTGAAAGTTAAACTTCCTGCTGATGCATGACCAACATAATAAATAGATAGCAATCTTGTTCTACCAGACTGAATAGTACCAGTACTAGTTAAAGTTTTTGCTCCTATATCTGAGTTCATAATTTACTCCTTAATATACTGAGTATTCTATTTCAAGAGTGCCACGAAAAGCTGTCAAAGCTGTATCACAAGCGTCACCAGCACACATATATAAATTTTTACTTGCAATAGGTGCACTAATATTTGGTGCAAATACGTGAAAGTTACCAGCAGTATCATCTAAATTAATATCAACCTCTGTTACTGTATCAGTAGCAGATATTCTTGGATTAAATGATGCTACACCTGCTCCAACTATTTCTGTTCCAGAAGAGATGGCAGTATTAGTAGCTGTTCCTGATGTTGCACTTAATTGTAAATTTGCTAAAGAATTAGCATCACTAGCAGCAGCAGTAGTAATACCTAAAACTACTTTATGTATAAAGAATTTACTTGCTGTTACTAAAGCATCTGGATGATCTGTATTTAATTCACCAAGTTCTACAAGAACGTCATTATCTGTATAAGTAACAGAAGCAGCATTAGTTCCTGCTAGAGTTATAGCAAAAGTTTGTATTTTTCTATTGCCTAATGATATTAGTTGTCCAGTTGAATTTACTGAAAAACCAGTTTGAGTTATAGCACCTGTAG